TAAAGCCCAAATAGCAGTACCTAATAAACTAATACCGCCCCAAATCAATCTTGCTGTTCCAGTTGGAGATATCATAAATCCAAGTGATAATGCTGCACCAGCTAGTAAACCTGCTAATCCACCAAGGTGCCCTTCCATTTCTTCTTTAGCTGTTTCCCATTCTCCATCAATGATTGCATTTATAGCCTTATATGCATCGCCTAAGTAATCGACAATTGCGTTAAAAGCACCTTTTAAATCTTCCCACAGTTTTTCCCAATCAATAGACATTAAATAATCTTTAATTTTAGTAAAAGTTTCTCCCATTTTAGTAATTAATTCTTCCAATTGCTCAGGGCTCATGAGCAAAAGAGCTAAACCAGTTAATAAGCCTAAAATAGAAAAAGCATTTTTCTTTACTGTACCTACCAAATTTGCAGCTACACCTTTTATACCTTCAGATATTTTTGCTAATATATTATAGTTCTTTTTATTAAATGCAATAGCTTCACGACGTTGTTCTTCTGTTTCAGCTGATGATTTAATTGTTTCAATAATTTTTGTAGTCTCTTCTTTTTGTTCAGGAGTTGACTCTGGATTCTTTAATGCCTTAACAGCTTCTTTGAATTCAGCTAATAGTTCACGCGAGTTATCGTTGGAATCTTTATCCAATTCTTTCAATTGTATAGATAACTCTTTTGTCGACTTCTCTAATAAAGCCGTAGCATTTTGCTCTGCTATTCTTTTAGCTAATTCTTCTAAAGTTGTTGTAGCCATTTAGTTTACCGTCTCTCTATTTTTGCTTTGTGCGGGTTTTAATTCTTTCGTTTTCTTCTTCTATGTACTTATTCAATAATGCTACATATATTTCACGCTCCCAGGGTATCATACTATCTAATTCAGTCAAAGAATACTTATGGTGTTGCATCATAGCAAAATTTGTTTTATAATAGTTTATCAAGCTTTCATGAGAGAGACATATTAAAAAAAACTTTGCATACCTTCTAATAGAATTTTATTTTCGTGTTGGCACTTATTGCATTTAAACTCTATATCGTGTGACACCTTTGGTATTTTACTGACAAAATCAAAGATCTTTTTAAATTGATCTGATGATAATGACTCTACAAAATCTACTAAACTCTGTTGTGTTTCACTTTCAGCAGGATAAATTTCTTCTCCATCATATATTGATTCAATCATTGAAACAACAGTTGATAAAGCTAATTCAGTTTGACTTTGTTTTTTACTCTTATTAGCAGTATATGATCTTTGTAAATCCTTTATAGTTGGATATTTTAAAATTATACCAACGTTATCCGTTAGTTTTAAATTAAAATCATTTACCATTTCGCCTTTGACTTCAATTTCTGTTAAATTAACAGCTGTTTCATTTGAAGTTTCACACTCAGAACATTTAACTAATATATTAGCATTTTCTCCAACAGATTTACTTCTCAATTGCAAGAAAATATATTCTAGGTCAAATGATTTTAATTTATCAGGTTTAACTTTTCCTTCTGTGCATCCTGATATAATATCCTTTAAAGCATTCAACATTTGCATTTCATCTTTTGATTCCATAGCTAACATTAAAAGCTTTTCTTCTTTTACCAGGTACGGACGATAATTTATCTGTTCACCCGTACTTGGTACTGTTAATACATATTTTGGTGCTGCAATTTTTGGTAATGCCATAATCTACTCCAATAATAAATTATCCTATAGTATTGTTTGAGCCACTTGTCAATCGACTTGTTGCCGTACTTATTTCTCCTTGCGCCTTTCCTACAATACCGCTTAAACTTCCGCCGGCACTAGACCCTCCAAATATGTTTCGTACCTCTCCAGATATTTGTGATTTAATATTTGAAAGAGACCCTTGGAAAGGCGTAATAATTGACGTGGTATTTGTTGAAATTTTATTTCTTAATTGTGATGTGATATCGTTTAAGATTGCAGACATCTCAGAATTAAACTCTGCTTTTAATCCTTGTAGTAATGCTTCTTTTTGAGCACCAAGATCTCCAAATGGAGAGAATGGGATAGATGGCATTAATGGATTTGGAAACGATATTGCATCTTTTAACGCTTTTAACATTTCTAATGTTGTTACTAATGAGAAATATGTAGACTGCGTTGTGTAATTATCATACGTCATAGTAACAGTTAATTTTAAAATAGTATTTTCTGCAGTGTTTGACAATTCAACTACTGACATATCAATCGGATATGCTTTTTCTAAATTGACTTTATAGATCATATTGTGTTCACGATCTAACACTGAAATTGTCATATCAGAAACGTATTGATCTTTGTAATAAACTTTCGCATCGGAATCATTGACTACGCAACGCATCCACTTATCAAATAGATTCTTAATATAGAAATCATTTGTAATTAAGAATGTAAGTGTAACATCTGAATTAATAAAGCTGTATGGACGCTTTGTTGCCTGTTGTGTCATACCATGTTCAAAAGTTGTTATCGTGCGACCAGGTAGCTGTACGGATTCACAAATAGTATTGATTAAAAACGGATTAGGAGAAATAGATGCTGGTCCGGCAAAGGTAACAGCAAAGAAATTTGCACGGGCTAATCCACCACGCTTGGCAATATTAGTTTTTAAATCATCTATTGGGTTTGCGTATTTCATTAAACTGATCCTATTATTGCTTTAGACTCTCTCCATACCTTACGCTTATTTGCCTTTGCAAAATCTTCGGTTGGTAAGAATACTGCCGTTTCCCATTCAGATGCCTCAACCATAACCATTTGTCTTTTTACATTTGTTAATAAGTATCTTTTAAAGCATGGTTCAAACCATCTTAATTTTCTAACACTCGTTAACAAACCATAGCTCAATCTAATTCTAGTTGATTCATCATATTTTTTATTGTTTGTAATATCTAATAAACCATCTAACAATTTAGCTCTTAATGGTGGCGCCAAATAATGAAAATTAAGTCCATAGAATCCACCAGGCGCTGGACCAACCATTACGATCAAAGGAAAGCGGTCGTAATATGGTAATGTTTCCTTTGTCTTTGGATCGTAGAAATACATATACATACGACCAGCCATTGGCTTATTCTTTTTGATCAGATTTGGATCTCTTAAAATATTTGTACGATTAATTGTACGAAGAGACTTCATCTTTTCAATAAACCATTTATACGATTCTTGCGTGCGCGCCTCGACCCCAGCTTTCGCCGCTTGATCTCGGTATTTGTTAAAATAAGAAATTGCCATAATTCTATTTATATAAGTAAAAAGGTGTTTACAAAGTCTATTTTATATGATATAATAATAGAGGTACCACGGAGGGGAGAGGTATAATAAGTTATCCGTTAATCAATAACTTAATGCCAAGCTTTTTAAGTGTGTTTTCAGTCCATATTTCAAAGTGATAACCACGGTCATCGGCATACTTTTTTGCTGCTTTCCATTTTGATTCATTTTTAATATATGTCATAACCTCATTGATATACTTCTTTGTTTGTCTCTTGGGCTTTACCGGAGGAGACATTTGACTTTGAGGCTTTATTTCAACTAGTACAATTCTTCCGGTCGAAAATTTTATTTTTAAATCGATAAAATATCTGTGTACTTTATTATCGGTCTTACACACATACGGGATTACAATTTCTTCAGAACACCATGATACAACATCATCGCGATCTTCACACCAACGAAAAGCTTGCCGTTCCCAATGAGAACGATACACCACTTTCGATGGATCACCGGAATATTTTTCCGGTTTTTTTATTCTGTATTTACCTTTGTAAGTCTTCGGCATTCTGTTATAAATAATATGTAGTTATTCTTAATTTTATTTATAACGGATTTAACATGTCTGAATTTGTATATCCACAGTATCTACTTGGAACGCCAAGTAATTTCGTCAAATTTACTGCAAACAAATACCAGTATGGCGGAAAAGGTCCTGAGCTCGGTTCTATTTGTTTCTATCATCCGGCAAATATTGCTTTTGCTGACGGTGCCTCGTATTCGACATTTGACCTAGGACCGTTAAGAAAAGAAATGGCAGGAGCATTAAATAATGATAATATAAGCGATGCAATGACAAACGCTGCTACTACTATTTATAAGGATTCAGAAGACGCTAGTGAATTGCGTACATATTTAGGTATTAAGATTTTAAAAGATGCAGCCGGCGGAATTCTCCCAGGCGCTGAAGCTGCACCTGCAGTTTATGGAACAGTAAAAGGTATAGCAGTAAACCCAAATACTACATCAACCTTTAGCAACATGAATATACGTACCTACGTATTTAACTTTAAAATGGTTGCTGAAAACCAAAAAGATTCTGCTTTAATTCGTGATATACAAAACTTTATTCGTGATAACATATACGCAGAAGAAGGTCCTGGTGGATACATGCTAAACTATCCATCTACGTTTAATATTTCATTTCATACATCAAATGGTTTAGACAATCCGTATTATCCTAAGATATATGAATGCTTTATGACAAACTTTCAAACTAATTTTAATGCGTCATCTCATTTACACCATGATGGCGGTGCACCAGTTGAAGTTGATGTATCAATGACTTTCCAAGAAACAAAGGTTCTCACAAAGAGAGATATCGATGTATTGAATGGATTTATTGGAGGTTCAACTCAAGAAGGTACATCAGGAGTACAAGGAGAATGATAAATTTCTTTAAATCTTTTCCATTAATACAATACAAATATGTAGATGATGTTACATCTATTACCTCGATCGATATTAATCGAAATATTAAAGCATATATCGAAGAGCTTGATAATGCGAACGCATATCTTCTTTATGATATAAAAAATGGTGATAGACCAGATCAGGTGTCAATGGAATTATATAAAACACCGATTTATTTTTGGACCTTTTTCTTATTGAATGAACACCTATTAAACGGTTTACATGGTTGGCCAAAAACTGCCGTTGAATTAGATAACTATATTACTCAACATTACAATCGTACTGTAATCACAAATATTTCTAAAACTGGTCAAATTGGTACTAATCATTTAATACAAGGTGTAATTGATCCGAATCAATCTGATTGGCAAACCGAGAATGGTATAATAAAAATATTTGCTGCAGGGCAAACTGTAACAGGTTCGGTGTCTGGCGCAACTGCTAAAATTGATGAAGTTGATTATGAGATGAATAGATTGTATTTAACTAATGTTGTCGGTACGCTACAAGACGAAACTATTACAGTTACTACTGCCACGGGTATTGATTTAAGCGTTGCTACAAATCCTAATATGACATTAGAACTCAAGTCAATGATATCGAATGCAGCATATACTGTCGTTGTAGAAGATGAAAAGAATGCTACTCACCATTACCTCGATAGCGATGACATGGAAGTACAACGAACCAACTTTAATGCGGATGACGATGTATACGAAGTTACGAATTATGAATATGAAACAGAGTTAAATGATTCAAAGACTCAAATCCGAGTATTAAATCCGACAATGGTTCATGAATTTGCTACGCAATATAAGAAGTTAATCAATGCCTAGAATAGTTGGTATTAATCCATCCGATGGAACATCAATAACTCCTGAATCGTATAAGATAGGAGTAACGATTTATTCTATTAATGGAAAAGAAAGAGATATTACTCAGCTTGTTACGACAGTAACTATTTACGAGTCAATCTATCAGCAAGCACTACTTGCAGATATTGATATTGCTGATGCTGCAGCAGTAATGGAAGATCTGAATATTACTGGTAATGAAAAAATCTCTATCATTGTCAGTAAACAAATGGATAAGAATTCTGAAGTTGTAGACTTACAAAGCGATTGGTATGTATTAGATATGCCACTCTTTGCTAGGCCAAAACCAGATATTCAGGTTTATCGTATACGTTGCGTCTCACCTCTCGGTTTGGTATCTAAATTCCGAAGAGTTTCGCATGTGCTATCAGGTACACCAATTGAAATACTTGAAGCATTATACGACGATCTTGGTGCAGAGCTTGAAGTACCTCTGAAAGAACCCTTAGGTGTAATGAAATATATTCCACCGAGATTAACTTATTCAGATGCAATCTCTACAATCTTGAATAAGACAATGAATCCGAATGGTTCTCCTTTCTTTGCATATCAAAGATTCTATGATGGTAAGTATGTTTTAAATGCATATTATAATATGATTACCGAATCAGCGTTTGATTCGTATTACCAATCGTATTTTTATACTGGCGAATCACAAGAAGAAAGTTCGTTTGAGGAAAAGAGAAAAAGAATTTTAGAAGTATCGTCAAAGCTTGGATTCTCTCCATATACCTCAATGAAAAATGGATCTTATATCACACGAGTCCATACGCTAGACTGGGGAACAAAACATTATAACACCTTTGACTATAATGCATTTGAAGATAAGCCAACAACAATCGATGGAAATGACTCCGATTTAGTTTGGAATAGAGAATTCGACGTAGCTGGATTAAACTCAAGCAATATTAAAGAAGTAAATAACATATATTTTTCGTTAAATGAATATGCAATGCTAGATAGCAATGAATTTAATTGTCATCAGTTCCTTCCATATAAAGATCCAGTACGTAGATCGATCCATTCAAATATGGAACAAATGGAACATACAATTAAATTGAATGGCGATGCCCGTTTAAGCCCAGGTTTAATATTAGATTTAAATTTTCCAAAGGTTGGTAGAGTTGATGGATCAGGTATGGACAGTGATCCGTTTATCTCTGGTAGATATTTAATTGTTTCAAATACACATACGTTTAATAACGATGGTTATTTTATGCGTGTAAAAGTGAGAAGAGATTCGGTGCATAAGCGATGACAGGATTCATGCAAAATAATTTCGTATGGTTTACCGGCGTGGTTGAAGATCGTGCTGATCCGCTATACTTAAATCGAGTAAGAATACGTTGCTTTGGTTATCATACTCCTGATAAAGCAAAATTGCCAACAGAAGATTTACCGTGGGCATCAATTGTAATGCCAGCAACTTCTTCTGGTACTTCAGGTGTTGGTGCTTCTCCTCATGGATTAGTGAATGGTTCATGGGTTGTAGGATTCTTTAAAGATGGAACAGATGCTCAAGATCCGGTTATACTTGGCTCTATTATGGGTCAAAATACTATAGATCCGGATCCTGAAAAAGGATTTAATGATCCAGATGGAAATTATCCTAAGGAAGCTTATTATAGCTCATCGGATGTAAATTTAGCAGCGCGTGGATTATCCACTCAACAAAATATTAATGTGGGTAATATCCGATTCGTTGAATCAGGTAAAGATGCACAGGCAATCAAAGACTTAGTTCAATTTGATGAACCTGAAACTACTGCACAACCACAATATCCATTTAATAAAGTTTATGAATCTGAATCAGGGCACGTAATTGAAATCGATGACACCCTAGATCATCAAAGAATTCGTGAGTATCATCGCTCTGGAACATTCTATGAAATCGATTCAGACGGTAATAAGGTAACCAAAATAGTAAATGACAATTATCATTTAGTTGTTGGTGATGATTATATCAACGTAAAAGGTAATGTGAAGGTAGTCGTTGAAGGTGCCGCAAATATGTTTGTGAAAGGCGATTACAATGTTGAAGTTGATGGTAACAAGAACGAATACATTTATGGTAATTTAAATCAAGTTGTTCATGGTGCAAGAAGTGTAACGATTGATGAAGCATCGACTGAATCAATAGGATCAACACAAACGATCAACGTATCTGGTTCTCAAAATATTACTGCATCTGTTACGAATATCAATAATGACGTTAATGTTACTGGTACTGTTAAAGCAACAACCGAGGTTCAAGCTTCGAATATTAAGTTGACTACTCATAAGCATTTAGGTGTTCAAAGCGGTCCAAGTACAACTGGTGCGCCAACTCCTTAGTAAACGGATATAAATAAACCTATGAGCAATGTAATACTTTCAGACAATACAGCAGTAGTACGGGCTAAAGTAGCAGCTCGGGCTGTACCGTATTCTGATTTAGATCCAAAGTTTAAGCCGCATGCTTTATTTGGTGATGTAATACCATTAAAAGATATTACTGCTATTAAGAATTCTATTAAGAATCTTCTTTTAACTGGTTACGGTGAAAGACTCTTTCAGCCTCATTTAGGATGTGGCATTACAAATTATTTATTTGAGCCATTGAATCCAATTTCAATTGCTGCTATTCGTCAAAACATTGAAAGAACTTTAAAATACCAAGAGCCAAGGGCATCTTTAGTTTCGATTATAATTAAAGATCTTGCTGATACAAATGAATTATTAGTATCGCTTTCGGTTAAAATCTTAAACGTCCCGGAATTAGTAGATATAGAATTATATTTAGAGAGATTACGATAAATGAATATTAAGAATGTCACGGAACTAGACTTTGATCAGATTAAATTAAATCTGAAAGCTTTCTTATCTGCTCAAGATAAGTTTGCTGATTATGATTTTGATGGATCAAGCATGAATATTCTATTAGATATTCTTGCGTATAATACTCAATATAATGCACTACTTGCTCATATGAATATTAATGAGGCATTCTTGGACACAGCACAACTTCGTGCTAACGTTGTATCTCATGCTAAATCGCTTGGTTATACTCCACGTTCTTCTCGTACGGCAGATGCTTACTTAACAGTTGTTGTGACAGGTAACGGTGATTCAGAAGATCCAGCACAATTACAAATTCCACGTGGTACAGTATTCCAAGGTCTAGTTGGTAATAAGCAATACTCGTTTGTCACTAATGAAGCATTCACTGCTTTAAAAGATGCTAACTCTAAATACACTTTTAATATTATCGCCAAGCAAGGTGAAATTAAAACATATTCATATCGTATTAACGGCAATATTCCAAACCAAAAGTATATTATTCCAGACTTAAATATTGATACTACTACATTGATTGTTCAGGTTCGTCCATCTTTAACATCAGACGAATATCAACTATATGATAATTACGTAAATATCATTACGCTTGAGCCTGAAACAAAAGCATATTTTATACAAGAAAACTATAATGGTAATTACGAAATATACTTTGGTGATGGTAACTTATCATTTAAACCAGGTTCTGGTCAGATTGTAGATATCGCATTTGTTTCTACAGCTGGTGAAGAAGGTAATGGTGCATCTAGCTTCTCAATCAATTCAACGATTGGTGGATATTCAAATATTAATATTTCTCGTACTGCAGGATTTACTCGTACAAGTTCTGGTACAGCAAAAGAAACTACAGCATCAATTAAATTTAATGCGCCTAAAGTATTCTCTGCTCAGAATCGTGCAGTGACCTCTGAAGACTATAAAATCTTATT